TACGCTCCTGGTCTTAATGGTAACAACGGATTGACTGGTGTAGACGATACATCTTCAACTCTTGTTGGTACACTTAACGGACGCATCAAGGTCTATGTTGACCCTTATTCATCTAACGTAAGTGATAAGCACTTCTACGTTGCTGGATACAAAGGTACTTCACCATATGACGCTGGACTGTTCTATTGCCCATATGTACCTCTACAGCAAGTCAGAGCTATCAACCCTAACACCTTCCAACCAAAAATTGGATTTAAGACTCGTTATGGCATGGTTTCAAACCCATTCTCAGGCGGTCTTACACAAGGTAGTGGTGCTCTTACTGCAAATGCTAACAAGTACTACAGACGTGTACAAGTTGCAAACCTCATGTAATTCGGATTACATACAACTTAAAGAGACCCCAGAGGGGTCTCTTTTTTTATACTAAATTAAATATGAAAGGTTATACTAAAGAAGACATCAAACGTATCCTTGGATCATCATGGCCAACCATTGATCCAGACCATGAGACTGGTAATGAAATGAGAAAGAGAAAGGGTAGAGAGATGAGAGCAGGATTGCGACCATATCCTGTATATGGTGCAAAGAAAACTGGTCCTAACTTTGATGAGAATGGAAAGTATATCTACCCTGAAGGTAGTGGGTTTAGGTATACTGATTATCTGAGGGATAATCCCAACTCAACTGAAGCATCAAGCTACGGTAATAAAGTGTCCTAAATAATCACACAGAGTATGTTTTGTTATGATTAAGAATTTTTGGTTCAAAGACTTTATAGGTTACTTTGAAACTGAATATGATACACAACCATTAATTGACTATTGGAAATATCAGGATAACTGTGGATCCACATTTAGACGCTATGGCATCTTTGGTAAAGACCGTAAGGCACATCAAAGAAAAGATAAATGTCTAGCAACTGAAGACTTCATGTTAGATCATAACTGCGGTTATGAATACATGAGACAGTATAATGAAATTACTGGTGCTTGTGTTCAACATTATATCAATGAGTATGAAGCATTGATTCATTATAGGTATCAACAGGTATATCTTAATGTACAACGCACGAAACCTGCTGAAGGTTTCCATGCTTTCCATTGTGAGACAGGTAGTCTAGGTACTAATCGTCGTGTGTTAGCGACAATGATGTTCCTTAATGATGACTTTGAAGGTGGTGAGACTGAGTTCCTATATCAAAATGAACGTGTGAAAGCTAAGAGAGGAATGATGTTGTTATGGCCAGCTGGATTTACTCATACACATAGAGGTAATCCTGTATTGTCAGGTGAAAAATACATATCTACATCATGGTTAGAAAACGTTAACGCATAAAATGGCACTCCCAACTAATTGGTTCGCAGAACAAATAACAAATAAGAACTTCCTATCACCAATAGGTTTCTTGTTCCTATTGGATAAAGCCAAGAATTGTTCTTTCTTATGTCAGAAAGCAACTATACCTACATTCAGCATTAACAATATTGATGTACCGACACGTGGTTTAGTACCCATTCCAATAGAAAGTACAGCAAATTATGAAGATTTAACTATAGAATTTATTGTAGATGAGGATCTTAGAAATTATATGGAGATCCATAACTGGATGCGTGCAATGGGTACACCACAAGATTATGGTGAAAGAGATGATTGGAACCATGCATACCGATTAAAAGGTAGTAATATGGATTCAAAAGTATCTGATGCCACATTACAAGTTTTAAATAATAACAACATTGCAAACTTTGATGTTGTCTTTAAGTCAGTATTTCCAGTAGAGTTGAGTGCTTTGCCATTTGATGTAACTCAAACTGATAATCAATATTTCACAGCACAAGCAACTTTTAGATACATATTATATGAAGTGAGAGATCCATCTAGCGGTAGAATGAGACGATGATTAAAAAGAAACTTCACCAATTAAAAGAGTGGGATAAGAAGTGGGCTAAAAAGTTCCAGGACAAATTCAACTTAACAGACTATCAGATGTTATGTTTAACATTCGCAAAAGGTTTCGTAATAGGGGCACTTATCCTCTAAATAAGGACGGAACACCTTGCCTTAAAGGTAGAATTATCAATCTAATTCAAGTAGTAGTTGTTGTTCAATTATTAATTGTAGCAGCAACCATACATGGATGTCTTATGCCTGGTAGAACATGTGATTCTGAGACGAAACAACATGTTGCAAACATGATGACTGTTATAACTACTTCTACCTTTGCTTTATATGCAGCAGAGAAATGAAGTTTGAATTTGAAACTACCTTTGGACCTGGTGTAGACCCTTGGTATGCTAAAGCAGAGAGGTGGGCAAAGAAGCAACGCTTCCCAATTAACCACCTGGCCTTGGGTTTGATCAAGTGGTTGACAGAACGCTGGATTGATGCTAAGATATATAACACCATGAGTTCTGTGGATGCACAGGCTAAATCCATTGTAAAGGAATGGGAGGAACAGGATGACAGAACAAACTCAAGACACAACATCGTGGAGAAAGGAGTATTTGGAGATGAAGGCTGGTCTCTCGAAATTTCAAATCCAGTTGTTGAACGAAGGTCCGAAGCAACTAGCACAGGCATGGTTACTGGGAGCGATGCATCAGGACTACAAAAAGATGAAGGGAATTAAAGAAGAAGATACTGAGAATAGAGGACAGTTGCAGTCTTCATTAAAAGAATTTTTTGATAAAACCAAAGACCAAGGTATATAATGAATCTTGAACAACTTCAGGAGAAGTGGAAGAAGGATAGTGTAATAGATCCTGACCTCTACTGCGAAGAGTCTATTAAAATACCTCAGTTACATATGAGGTATATGGAATATTATAATACTTTTTCTCTAATGAGAAAAGAGAAAGAAGGTGAGATGAGAAGTCTTATAAAAGAGAAATGGATATATTATAAAGGAAAGGCACCCTCTACAGTATATAAAGAGATGCCTTTTGATCTTAAATTAACAGATAAAAAAGAATTAGAAATGTTCATCACTGCTGATGATGACGTTAAAAAACTTCAATACAAGATAGACTACATAGAACAGGTCTTGTTATTCCTTGACGGTGTATTGAAGATGATCAATAACCGTAATTTTCAAATTAAGAATGCTATAGACTGGGAAAAATTTAAAAATGGATTATGAAGTACGGTGCTCAGTATCGGATTATTGAATTAAATGACAGTGCTATGAGCATTGTTAGAGAAACATTGAATAGTGAAAATTTAGATTGGAAAGATAGTCTTACATATAACTCAGAAGAAGCAAAGAAACATAGTAGTAGAATATCTCAACAGGCATGGATACAAGATAGAAGATTCTGTCAGATGTTTATTGAGATAGCAAAGGCAATGAATGTTGATAATGGTTGGAACTTAGATATACACGGTGTAGAACCTATACAGTTTGGTATGTATCCTGAAGGTGGTAAGTATGATTGGCATGTAGATCAACACCCACATCCAGTTCAAGGTACTGTTAGAAAAATAAGCATGTCCCTTTTCCTCAATGATCCTAGTGAGTATGAAGGAGGGGAGTTTGATTTGGAGATATATAAACCAGAGAGTGACTGCAGATATGAAACATTTAGACTGTCAAAAGGTTCTGCAATCTTCTTTCCGTCTGATATGTGGCATAGGGTAAGACCTGTTACTTCTGGAGTACGAAAATCAATAGTAGCATGGTTTTATGGACCTCCTTATACGTAAGAAGAACGAAGTCTATTTACAAGTGGAAGCGGAACCTCATATTAATTATGAGCTCGCAGATTTTTTTACCTTTGAAGTCGAGTCTGCAAAGTATATGCAGAAGACTCGAAGATACAAAGGATGGGATGGTAAGATAAGATTATACTCACCTGCAAATGGTGAGATATATTGTGGTCTAATAGATTATCTTACTGATTGGGCTAAGAAGAAAGGTTACCAATATCGCCTAGAGCATCACGAACATTTTGGAGATCCTCAAGAGGTAAATCCTCTAATAACTCCTCAAGCTGTGGTTGGATTTGTGAAGGCACTGGCTCTTCCTGTAAAGATGAGGGATTACCAATACCGAGCAGTGTATGAATCCCTACGATACAACAGGCGACTCCTGCTGTCCCCAACAGCAAGCGGGAAAAGTTTGATGATTTATTCATTGGTTAGATTTCATGTAAACGTCAAAAGAAATGTTTTAATTGTAGTACCTACCACTTCTTTGGTAGAGCAGATGTATAAGGACTTTGAAGAATATGGTTGGATGGTTTCCAAACACTGCCACAAAATATATGCGGGGCAAGAAAGGTACACTGATCATGATGTGGTAATTTCCACTTGGCAATCTATCTACAAGGAACCTAAAAAGTTTTTCTCTAGGTTCGATGTGGTCATCGGTGATGAGGCACACCTTTTCAAAGCTAAATCTCTGACTACGTTGATGTCTAAGTTGCATGATTGTAAGTACCGTATAGGTTTTACAGGAACTTTAGATGGTGCCAACGTTAATCAATTAGTTCTTGAAGGTGTCTTTGGTAGATGCTCGCAAGTAACTAAAACTAATAAACTCATGGAACAGGGTCATGTTGCTAAGTTAAAAGTAAAAATAGTTTTAATTAAACATGAAGAACAGATCTTTGAAGGATATCAAGATGAGATCTCATATTTAATAGAACATGAACCAAGGAATAAGTTTATTGCCAACCTTACAAAGAGTCTCAAAGGAAACACTTTAGTCCTCTTTAACTATGTAGAGAGGCACGGTATTCCTTTGTATGAATTGATAAATAGTAGTACAGAACAACCTGTGTACTTAGTTCATGGGGGTGTTGAGACACAAGATAGAGAAGACATTCGATTCTTAACTGAGAAATCAGAGAACGCTATTATCATTGCTTCCTTTGGTACATTCTCTACAGGTATTAACATCCGTAACTTACATAATGTTATCTTTGCATCACCTTCTAAATCAAGAGTTCGCAACCTACAATCAATAGGACGTGTACTTAGGAAAGGAGATAATAAGTCAAAAGCGACACTATATGATATCGCTGACGATATTTCTACAGATAAAGGAAACAATTATACGTTGAATCATCTGATGGAAAGAGTCAAAATATATAATGAAGAGAAATTCGATTATGAAATCATAGATGTCAAATTAAAAAAATGATTACTTATGCCAAGCACGAAGAAGAATTCTATGGGGTTATGAAATTAACCACTGGTGAAGAAGTCTTGGGGAAAATTGTTTTGACATGTGAGAAGGATGAAACTCTATGTTTCATACAAGAACCAGTATGTGTACAAGTAATTCAAAAACAAATTGAAGAAGATAAAGTCGCTCGTGGTATAGGATTTCATAAATGGATGCAACTATCAGACGAAGATTTTTATATCGTAAGAGAAAAAGATATCTTATCAATCTCTTCCATGAGTAAAGAAGTAGTGTTTATGTATGAATCTTTTATTGCGTCCGAGGCGGGAGGTTCTAAATTAGGTGATAAGAAAATAAAAATGCAACAACCTTCAGAAAAACATGTAGGTTTCTTAGGAAAAATAGATGATGCTAGAAAATTATTTGAAAAATTATATAAGACCTAGATTATTGCCCTGAACCCTTACACGGTTAGTGTACAGGAAATTGACACAGTTGTCAAGCTCTGCTATAATTACTAAAGAATTAGGAACCTTCAATGAGAAGAACTCCTGCAAAAAAGAAACAGCATTATGTAGATAATCAAGAGTTTCTCGCAGCAATTATTAAGTATAAAGAGAAAGTAGAAATTGCTGAGAAGCAAGGTCTTCCAAAGCCTCGTGTCAATAATTATATTGGTGGATGCTTTCTTAAAATAGCAACTCACTTATCATATAGACCAAACTTTATTAACTACATGTATAAAGATGATATGGTATGTGATGGTATTGAGAATTGTATACAATACATAGATAACTTCGATCCTACTAAATCAAGAAATCCATTTGCTTATTTTACACAGATAGTTTACTACGCATTTCTCAGACGTATTGCTAAAGAGAAACGTCAGATGGATATTAAAGATAAAATTTTAGAGAAGTCGGGCTACGATCATGTGTTTACAGTTGACGGAGAAGGAGGAGCCGACTATAATCAAATTAAGAATCGTGTCGAGATGAACACCAAGAGATGAAAATCCTCCTTATTACCGATCAACACTTTGGTGTACGTAACGACAATCAACATTTTATTCAACACTATAGAAAGTTCTATAGTGAGATTGTCCTACCTTTTATTAAGGCATCGGGCATTAAAGAGATTATAAATCTTGGTGATACCTTCGATAAAAGAAGGTCAATTAATTTCATGTCATTAGATGAAGCAAAGGATATGTGGTTTGATCCTTTGCAAGAGTTAGGATGTAACATGACATGTCTAATAGGAAATCATGATATCTATTATAAGAATACACTTAGGGTTAATGCTCCCACAGAATTATTGGGAGAATATGACTACATCAATGTCATTGATACTCCCACTACCCGCACTTATGACGGTACTGATATTCTTATGTTGCCTTGGATATGTGATAACAACTACGATAGAACCTTACGAAGCATCACAGAAAGTACTGCACCTGTCTGTATGGGCCATCTTGAGCTTAACGGCTTTGAGGCTCATCCAGGTCATGTAATGGAAAAGGGAATGGATCCCTATATATTTTCTAAGTTCACTAAAGTTTTTACAGGTCATTATCATAGCAAATCTAACAAAAACAATATCTACTATCTGGGCAACCCCTATCAGATTTACTGGAATGATTACAAAAGTAGAAGAGGTTTCCACGTTTTTGATACGGATACTCTTAAAACTACTTTTTATAGGAATCCCTTTGACATTTTTCATAAGCTGTATTATAATGATGGAGTTAATTTACCAGGAAAAGGAGAACTTAAAGGAGCCTTCGTCAAACTCATAGTAGAAGATAAAGGTGATTATCAAAAGTTCGATTATGCAGTTAAAAGACTTCAGGACATGTCCCTTGGTGATCTTAAAATTGTAGAAGATCTCAGTGTGGAACTGGAGAATGGTAGTTCAGTCATGGAAACCGAAGACACTATGACACTATTGGATACCTACATAGATGAGATAGACCTTAAAGTAAATAAGTCAAACATTAAGTCTGTAATGAGATCATTATACATGGAGGCATCCAATCTCTAATGTTCATTCTAACTCAGGTTCCTAATGGTGGTGTGTACTCGGTTATAAACAAAGACAAGAAAAAAACTGTTCAATGTTTTGAAGAAGAGGATGATGCCGTAAGATATATTCAACAACTAGAAGCTTCTTCTTATGAAAAAAAGTTAGAGGTTATGGAAGTTGATGATGATATCGTTGCAATTAATTGCAATAATCACGGTTACTATTATACTGTAATTACTCCTAATGATTTTGTGATCCCACCCCCTAAAGAATGATTGTATTTGAAACTATTCGGTGGAAGAACTTTCTTTCCACTGGTGATCAATGGACTGACATAAACTTTACTGATTCCAATGCAACACTGATTGTAGGGTCTAATGGTGCAGGGAAATCCACTATGTTGGATGCTCTCTGTTTTGGTTTATTCAACAAACCATTTAGAAAAATTAATAGAGGTCAACTCGTTAATAGTATAAACGAGAAGGGTCTCAAAGTTGAAGTATGTTTTAGTATAGGGAGGGATGACTATCGTGTATTCAGAACAATCAAACCTAATTCTTTCGAGGTTTACAAGAATAACAAGTTGGTTGATCAGGAAGCTGCAGCTAAGGACACCCAGAAGTATCTCGAACAAAGTGTTCTCAAACTCAACTACAAAAGTTTTACCCAAGTCGTCATACTTGGTTCATCCACATTTGTCCCCTTCATGCAACTTACCGCACCTCACAGGCGAGAAGTTATTGAAGATCTACTCGACATCAAGATCTTCTCAAACATGAATCTACTCCTTAAAGATCGTGTAAGAAATGTTTTTACACAATCAAAGGATTGTAACCATCTATTATCTATAGCAGAAGAGCGTGTAAACTCACAGGAAAAACTTATAAAATCCTTAAGAGAAGTAAACAGTACTAGAAGAAAGGAAAAGCAAGCTAAAATTATATCAAACAAGGCTGAAATTGATACCATAGAATCTCAACGTGATACTGAAGAGATAACACTGAAGACATTAGAAAAGGATTTATCTGGGACTGGTGAGTCTAAGTCTTTATTATCTAACTTAAAACAGAAGCAATCTGATATTAATTCAGAACTTAAGAGAGTGTCTAAGCAGATGAAGTTCTTTAAGACACATGATAACTGTCCTACATGTAATCAGAATATAACTCCTAAGTTTAAAGAGAAGAAGATCTCCACATATACTACACAGGGTCAGGAACTTTCTAAGGCTTTTAAGGATGAACAAAATGAGATTGATAAAGTAATAGAGACCATAGAAAAAGCCGATGAACTTTCTATGAAGTGTCATGAAATGCGTAGTGATATTTCTCAAATGGATAGATCTATTAATCGTTTAGAAAAAGATAACAATCAATTAGAAACTGAGTTAATTGAGTTACAAACAAATACACCTAATATTAAAAAGGAAAATAATATTCTAAAGGGTTTAAAGGAAGAGTTTGATAAGACATCTAGTGAGTGTGCAAAAGTAAATCAAACAATGGATGAGTTCCAAATAGTATCCAACCTATTAAAAGATTCTGGTATCAAGAAACAAATCATTAAAAAATATGTACCTGTTTTTAACAACCTCATTAATAAATATCTTCACAGTATGGATTTCTTTGTCAACTTTACACTTGATGAAGAGTTTAATGAAGTTCTTAAGAGTAGATTTAGAGATGAGTTTAGTTATTCCTCATTCTCAGAAGGTGAAAAACAAAAGATTGATCTAGCACTTCTCTTCACATGGAGAGAGGTTGCACGTATGAAAAATTCAGCAGCAACTAATTTGCTTATACTTGATGAAGTATTTGACAGTTCTCTTGATGCCTCTGCTACCAGTGAGCTACTTGCTATACTAGGTAACATAGCAAATAGTGCAACTAACCTATTTGTAATATCCCATAAAGGTGATATACTATTAGAGAAGTTTAAAAAGGTATTGCGTTTTGAAAAGATTAATGATTTCTCTAAGATCGTAGAAGATGAGTAAGATATGGAATATATGGAAGTATGCACTGGGTTCATTCTCTGATGAAAAAACGAAAGAGTATGATAATTATGTACTCATTATTCGATCTGTCATCTTTGTTAG